TGTAATTCTTACAGAGTTGTTGATGATGTATTTACCTGAAGGAACAAGAAAACAAAAGCTTCCAAAACCACCTTCATTATTCCACCAATCCTCTATATCATCAAGGATTTTATATGCAAAGTCTTGAATTGTATTATAATCATCATTTTCTACTACTTTAGATAGATTAGCATCATCTACCCAATCATCTACATTATCATTTACATCTTCTGGAGTTTCACATTTTTCTTTTGTAAAACCTATCCATTCAATTGCACCGGAGTCCCCTCCACCGTCATATCTTACTTTAATACCTGTAATACCAATATCAGCCAACCTAAATAGGAGGCTTGTTAAATCAATCTCTTTCATAACTATTTGAATTTATAAAAACGGCCAAGAATGTTTCCATTAAGAAACTCTTCTTTTTCAAGCACCTCATATAAGAACTGGTACTTTGTTTCCTGATAAGTCAACTCCATCTGAGAATAACATATCCGGAGTATTTCTCTTTTAATACTTACTCCTGCTTTGTGAGCATCTTTAAGAATCTTATTACTACTGTAATATCTCATAAAGTCAGGTCTAAGTTCTCTCTTGTACTTCTTAAGTCTCTTGTCCGTAGACATTGCTAAAGCTTTTTTACCAAGAGGTCTTTTAATATTAGCAAAGAAGTTCTTCTTACCAATGTATGCAACAGACTTACCATCTATAATAGCAGTCATAATGTAGATAAATCCTACACCTCCTTCAGGTATATGACCTTCTTCAAACTCCTTTCCTTGATAAATCCAGCTCATAATGCTTGTTTTAGTAATGGAAATAATACTTCTCTAACTTTATCTACACCATGATCCTTTACTGAATCAGAAAGATCCTTAGATAAATCTAAATTAACATTCTCAAAACCATACTTTGATTTATACTTACCTGCAGACTTAATTCCGGGTTCATCATTATCAAAAAGTACAATTACTTTCTGATATTTATCAATCAATGGTCTCATGAAGTTTTCAGATATTACACTGTTCTCACTGTCTGGAGCAATAGCTTCAATACCTGTTATACCCAGTCTTTTAAAACACATCAAGTCTTTTAGAGAAGAAGTAATAATCAGATACTTGCAATCATATTTTAACTGTTCATAACCCTGAATGTAATCTCCAACTTTAATAAACTTATTGTCTTTATTTTTAGGAGTATAGATTTTATACAATGTTCCATCCTCTTTAAAATAACCATAAATAAAATTGGTTTTTATTGTAAGGCTATCTAAGATTATACCATTTTCTTGTTTATCCATTGTATAAAAACTTAAAGGATAAACATTATGTTGTTCTAATACAGATGAACTAAGTTTAAAGGATTTCCAATATTGTTGATCTAATGTGGTCCAGTGTCTGATTTCATAGTCAGATACTGTGTATTTACTTTGTGGTTTATAATCTATTGGTGTATATGTGTTGTTACTGATATAAGTGTTATAATCATCAAGTACTTTAAATGAAGCCGCTCCTCTATTATCAAGATTAAAAAGATACATTACTAAATTTAAACCATCTCCACCATTACCTGATGAAAAATCTTTAAACTTATAAATACCTCTTGCGTCCAAGTAAATGCACAATGATGGTGTTTTCTCACTTATATTAAAAACAGATTTGATTTTTAAACTTTGACCACAAAGTCTTTCTGTAAGTTTTAGATAATATTCAAAAACCCATTCTCTTGGTACATCATTTAAATCAGAAATTATTGCTCTTGTAGAAATCATATGATTATAAAATAAAAGGGGAGTTTTGATTGCTCCCCTTTAAATTTATTAATCTAATGAGAAGTCTGAAGATGACTTAGATGGGATATTAAAATCATCTTTATCATCATCACCAAAACTTTTTAGTTCAGTATTTTCTACTTTTTTCAAATGAGTTTTTTCATCATACTCTAAGATTTTACCACCTTTAAGTTCTCCAAAAGCATATTTACCTTTTTCACTCTTAGGTAGATACATATCATAATTTGTATATCCAGTTTTACCTACGTATTCTTTACCGGCAATACAAAATTGTAGATATTTATCTTTGTAAGGTGCATTTTTATTAAATGCATTAATTAAATCTTCAATTGTTTCATGCATATTATCTTGAGCAATGAACCAATCATTGATTCCTAATGATTTACATAAGTTTTGCAAGAAGATCATGATTGATCTATCTCTTTGAATTTTCTGACCTGACTTAGTTTCCCCATCTGCATAAGCATATTGACTTGCTTTGATCTTACCAATTTGACCTGCATAATGGCCTAAATCAGGATTATCTTTATCAATCATAAAACCTTCAAAACCTTCAATTGGTTCAGTTTCAACATGAAGAATCAAATGTTTTGCTCCTTCAATAAATCTAAAATCTTCTAGTTCAATACTATTAATTTTTAAAACATGATTACCAGGTGAAATTGTTTTTGGTAGTCCATTACCACCCGTTCCTAAATCAGTTGTACTTAATCCCATTTTGTTTATTATTTATTATTTATTATTTATTTTCATTAGATAAAAACTTTATCCCAGGAGGTTTTTAATTCTCCGTCAATAAGTTCTGTGATTACTATTTCTTCATTACGTAAATGCTCTGGTCTTGCACCACAGGTAACTTCTTCATTAGTTTTGAAACTAAGAATAGTTTTGTTACCCTTTCTATACATGTAACCTATCGCGTCAGCATTAGCGCAGATAAGAGACTTTATTTTACCTGTCAAATCAATATTGGCAGACATTACCATCTCTCCTTTGTCATCAACTACTTTATCTTTAATATGGCCTGATAAAATAATTGTGGGTGCTAATGTATCAATAAAATCTAAAACCTGAAAAAATGCTTGACGGATATATAAATACGTTACTACTTTATGTTTCCATAAAGACTAGACTATATCTTCATTAAATCTATATAAAAAACCTCCCAATGGCGTTTTTGAAACAATATGTTTCTTTAAGGTTTTTATATATAACTGTTCTTTTGTACTACACTCTTTTAGAGAAGAGTACTCATTTATAAAATTACCATTATTATCAAATTTGTTTACAGGTTTACTAGACCTTTTAATTAAAGCTTCAATTTGTTTTAGAGTTTGTTTTTTTCCTTTATTACTCTGACTAATTTTTTCTTTATGTTCTTTGGAAAAAACTCTTTTAACAGGCTTATAAGAATAATCTTTTAATGGATCATACTCATTTTTATAAACAAAGATAAAATCTTTAACATAATTTAATTTCCCCCTACAACAAGAACTAATATTAGTTGACTGATCTTTTACAGCAATTGCTGCTTTTGATACAGAAGTGTACTCAGTTAAATATGTACCTTCTAAATCTAAACAAACAACCGGTTTAAATGATTGATTAACTCTTTTATTGATTTGTTCACTTGATAATTTAAAGTTTTTAGGTTTTCTACATATGTCTGTACAATTAAACCCATCATGGTAACTATTTAATATTGTTATCCATTCTAATTCTTTATCTAATAACTCTTCAATACTTGAAGATTCTAAGACAATAACTCTAAATTCATTAATTGTGTACTTATCATAAGCTCTTTGCAGTTTTAAGGAATGATGTTTTCTGTTTTTTAAATAATATTTATGTCTAGTGATTCTTGCATGTATATTTATTGCAGAACCTACATATATTTTGTCATTTATTAAACAATAAATACCATAAATACCAGAAGTTATAGGTAATTTTTCAGTTAAACTATAGAATTTAATGTGTGCCTTTTCCACTTTTGCAAGTGTACTCTCCTTCCGGGAGATAGTCGTTGAACCTTCCTCATATTCTATAGAACTTAGAGGCTTGGCTGCTGATTGCCCATGCTTGTCATAATTATTCATAACTAGGTTATATTTATTTATGACAAATATACTATTATTTTTAAACATTCAAACTTACTTTTTCAAGTTATTTTGTAGTTAATAGTCTTTAGGGCTTTCCAGCAATTAGACACATACAGGCTATTCAATAACCTGCACCATTTGGTAATGTAGTTACATTATCCCCATCATAATTTTTACCCATGCTTGTACCCCGATAAAGTTTTACAGCAAGCGGCATAATCATGTCCTCTAATGCAGTAACTGTATCAATAGTAATAAACTTATAGGGGTTTCCTGCAGCTTTGATGGCTTTACCGGTGTCAAGAAGTTCTTGAAGATTGTTTACTTTAACTTTAAGAGCTTCAACAAACTCTGTCCCATTTTCCAAATCTATAATTAGATTATCTTCAAGTCCTGCATAAGCAGTTGTTTTACCTGTCTTTGGCTTTGAATAGATCACAATTCTTTTAGGATTTTGTCTCTCAGCCTTCACTTTTTTAGTTGGAAGTACTATACTCATATTACTTTAATTTTTGTGCTAACTTTTTAAAATCTTCAGCAATCCTTAAAAGAATATCTGAAGTTTTTTCTTCAGAGCTTTCAATATCTAAGTTTAATTCCTTCTTAGTAGAATATTCTTCTTCAAAATCAGGAAAAATTGACGTAGTTACATTCTTTTGAAGTCTTGGTATTGACTCAGACTCTGATGCTTTCCTTTTCTCATATAAGCTAAAAGTAATTTCAGTACCATCTTTTAGAACCACAATTAGTTCATTTACAGGAATTACATAAGCATAATAAGTTTCACCCTGAGAATTTGTATTTTCTTTCTTTTCATATTCTTCAGAAAAAAACGGATTATACTTATATTTAAATAGGGCCCTATCTGAATTCATAGGTACAAGATCCACAATTTTATTATTGCTATCTGTAACATTATCATAGAATTCTATATAAATATCTTCACCTTTTTCAAGCTCCCATTGAAATAATTGTACTTGCCTACCAAATTTGCCTTTTTGAAAAAAAGCAGTTTTAATAGTAAAGAAAGGATCAACAAGATTTAACTTTTTAAAAGTGTCAATATGTTCTAAATAGAACTCATTCTCTTTTTCTTTTCTAATGTGCATTTGCATTAATTTAATTTATACTCATTTTTTTATTTACAGCTTGAGCCGGGGGATCTATTTCAACAATCCGCACAAGGTCTCTGTCTAATTTGAAAAATGCAATTCTTGTTAAACCATTTCTAGACTTAAGAAAATGAAACACCAAAATTTCTGGATCATTAATCAAATATCTTTCTGGCCCATATTGTCTAATTTTTCTAATAGCAGGTTTGTTTATACCTAATACAACATCAGCATGTTGCAATAAAGCATCCGACCCAAATATATCAGAATCTAATACATAATTACCGTAAGCTCCCTCCTCTTGTCTTTTTGGATCATCAATATTTCTATTAAGTTGGCTTAATACTAGGAACGCAACAGGATATTTCTTTTTCATGTAGGTCAAAGCCTCACCTAGAGCATAAAGCATCTCAAACTTGTCCTTTTGTCCTTTTCCAACTTTAAATAGAGCTGAGTGATCAATAGCAACAAGTACATTAGGAAATGTTCCATCATTTTTCTTATGTTTATTAAGATAATAATGAATAGTAGCACACATTTCATCTACTGTACAAGGGTCATAAACAACGTCAATGAAATCATTCTTTGCTGACTTTTGATAGAAGTCAACACATTTGTAATAAACTTTTTCATCAACTGGTTCACCTTTACTCATTAATGTATTATAATCAGATCCAACATTCATACTCAGCTTTCTGACACCATTAGTCTCATCAAGCATCTCCATTTGAAACTTCAAGATTCTAAATTCTTGATCTTGATTAAACTCAATTATATCTGAGATTAACTGTTCCATAAAGAGTGTTTTTCCAGTTCCGGGTCTTGCACCTACAACTGTAATACTTCTCCATTCTAACCCATCACAAAAAGCATCATTAAATTTTGGCCAAGCACTTTTAAGAGACTTTAATTCACCTTTTCTTCTTGCTCTAATTTTTAAAATTGCTTTTTCTAAAGCATCCCTCTCACTAACAGGTAATAAAGGCTGTGCTCCATTAAATAATTCTGCCATAACTTTATTTTGTAACGGTTAATATTTGATTTTTAGCTTTGTTATAAAACCAATGTGATCCTGTAATGATAAGTTCAATGGAGATAAATTGCAATATGTTTAATTTAAAAAACAACATATTTATAATTGCAAAAGATGCTCCACTACTTAACACAACAATCAACAAAAGCATGAATTTACTCATACAACAAGGTCATTAAAATTATGATATCCGTCATCATAATCTGATTTTATTAATTCACAGTAAGTGGCTAAATCAGAGTCAAAACTTTTATCAATATTTTGTTTTCTGATAAAATATTGAGCAGTTCTCATAAACTCATAATTTTTCAAACTATAATCATCAACATACTTTTGAGTTGCTGTGATAATAGTATCCCAATCATAATCATAGGTTTCAAAAAACCATTTAAAACTATGCTCAAGATTTTTAGAATTAACTCTAGCATATTTGCCAGAAGATAGCTTTTTATTAGGAAAAATATTTACATACTCTTTAATCTTTTCTAGGAAGTCTTCTCCCATTAGACTTTGAGAAGTCTTTTTCTTACTTTTTCTAAAAAAACTATTGATTTCTTCAATAAATATAATACTTTTTGATGTTAAATGCAAATTTTCATCTAGCCATCCTTCACTTTGTAATCTTTTACATTCAAGTTCTTTATTTACAAACTTGTTAGGTATAATCTTCTCTTTAATACAATGCAATACATAGTATGTATTTGGAGGCAGATTCTCTTTGATCAACTTGTTAAATATATCATCCATACTACCATATTATTTCTTGGTTATTGTTTTTCTTTACTAGTTCAGATATCTTATTAAATATGTCATTACTGTCCCATTTAGATCCATTATAAGCAGCTGATGCCGGATGTTTAACAGTAAACTTATAGTTATTGTCATTAGTAAGTTCAGACCATTCTTCAGCTTTTTTTCCCATGTAGACATATATAAGTCCGGGATTATAGTTATTTAACCAATCTAATAAGTATGCGGTAAAAGATTTCCATATGTCATAGTGACTACCTATTTTATTTACTTCTACTGTAAGAGC